GTCATTTGTAATGGAACACAGAATAGAGAATGGTATAATGATCGGCATAAATCCACTCAGTGCTGAATGGCACAGCTTTGCACAACGTTTAACTATGACAGGTAGAAAGATTTTTGATGGAGACTATGCTAATTATGACAAGAATATGCACCCAGTTTTTCAAAGACGATTGAATAATTGGCTAAAACAACGCACTTTAATATCATCCACAAATTACAATAAAATATTTGGCACCAATTACACAACACATCAAGTAGAATGTATTCTAGATCAAATTCTAGAATGCATAATTAGTACTCCTATCCTAAGTAAAAATAAGAAATTCATCACGACACATGGTTTACCTTCAGGCACAGCCCTAACAGCTTTTTATAATTCCTGTATTAATAAGATGTACACAGCCTATGTTTATCGTATGGTAGCCCCAGCAGACAAATGTCGTATAGATTTATACTACAAATATGCTGATATGGCAACTTATGGCGATGATATAATAGGAAATGTTTCATCTGAAATAAGACATTTTTATAATCCTGTAGCTTTTTCAAATATAATGCGTTCACTTGGCCTTGATTTTACTCCTGCCGACAAGAATCTTCAATGGACTGAAGATAATCAATTCAAAGATCTCAACCAATGCACTTTTCTTAAGCGAGGGTTCTATCTTCATCCAGAACTCGGGCAGATCGTGGCTCCGTTAGATGTCAAATCTATGGAAGGTACACTGAATTACATCACAGATCCAAGTAGGTCAGTCGAATTGTTGAAAGACAAGCTATATAACTTCCAGAGAGAAGCTTATCTTCAGCCAGGAGACTACTATACTAGGAGTATGCGCCATGTGAGAAGTATTTGCCAAGAAAAGAATATATCATTTGTACCTTTGACCAATGATATGTTAAAGAAAATGTATGCCGACAACACTTATGCCGATTTGTTGAATCTCAACTAGAAAACACATCTAGCATTGTCCCGCATGACGTTAAACTGCATTAGACACGCATAGAACCGGCTAAATGCGTGATCTAAACACAAATTCCAATCATGAACACACAAACTAACACATTCGGCAACAAAGACACCAACAACACCAACTCAAACTCACTATCAGTAGATTTCCAATACAAGACACAGAGAGGTATCCAATTAGTGCAAAGACCATCAACATCGGTTTCCACTAAAGTAGGATCCAATCAAGAACACAAAATGTCAGATGCGATCATTCAAGAAAAAGCTTGGACTATTGACGATATAATGCAGCGAGCCAAGTATGTGAATACTGTTGCAGTTCCATCATCTGCGACTTCACACACAATTCTCGAAAAATTGCGCATACCAGAAGACTTGATTGATGCCAATGCTGCATCTCAAGCACCTTTTGACAATTTCATCTATTGGAGCGGTGACGTACACTTACATCTTCAAATGACCGCCTCTCCAACTGTCCAAGGCTGCGTAGCTGTCGTATTTGTTCCACTCACAAGTGAAACCGCAATTGAATCTACGATAATTCCTAATTTTTCAGCTATGTCTGTGAATCAAGTCTGCTACTTGTTTCCAAACACCAACACAGCAGCAGAAATGGTCATCAAATACAACAGTCCATATAACAATCTCAACATCAAAGAAGGCACCACTGCCACACAAGAGACAACACTTGGATATTTGTACTACGTGGTACAAAATCAGCTAGAATTGTCTTCTTCGGCGAGTGATAACATCAGCATCTCGACGTTCACACACTTCGAACAAAATAAATTCAAAGTCCCTCGACACACTGGAGTAACACGACGCGTGACACAACGCCCTAAGGGACAGTCTGAACCAGTTGGGACACCTCAACCACAATCTAAGAGTGTTGTCGACAAAGTTCTGGAGAAAGTTATGCCTGAAAATGTCATCGGCGATGTCATAGACGGAGTAGCTGGGCTCATAGGACTCGATAATCCCACAGTTTCAACCATTCAGGAGCCCATGAAAGTTGTTTCCACCCAATATCTAAACTTTCAAAAAGGTGCTGAGTTCATTGACACCATGACCTTAGATCCTTCAAGCGTTACTAATATCACCGCTGACACGTTCGCGACAACTGCAGATGAAATGGATATGAGCTATCTTTACTCTAAATATTCTTACCTCGGTTCTTTCCGAGTTAATACTGAAGATCCCATAGGTCAAGTAGTAGCCTCATTTCCAATGAATCCGTGTCCCAACCGTCTTCAAAATGGTTCCACGCGCCAAGTTCCTTTGCTCCAATATTTATCTACACCTTTCGAATTTTGGACCGGAGGGCTTCAATATCGTTTTGTAGTCGTCAGTACCATGATGCAGACTTGCAAATTGGTAGTGGGACTCAATTACGGTGAATTCACTCCCGACACTTTAAATTTGATTGAGACGGTAGCTTCACAATATGGTCAAGTCATCGAAATAAACCAGGGTTCCAATGTCATTGATATGACTGTTGATTACATTGCTGGCACCCCTAT